CGGCGTAGTGCTCCTCATCGGTGCGCTGCACACGTTCTTTCCGGCTGTCAAAATAGCTCTCCCGGATACGCAGGGCCTTACCGTCATGGATGACCCATAGCCCCATGCTGCATGGGTTATGTGTGCCATAGTCGATGGACACATAAAATTGACCGTCGATGCCGGCTGAGCTGCCGTGGAAGAGGTAAGGATCCGCGCAGAGCGAAAAGAAGGGATAGACCAGACCGGACGCATTGCACCAGTGGCCCAAAATGAAGCGGTCGTAATAGACAGTCCCGGCCAGCTCGTGCTTCAGGTGCTCCACGAACTCCTGCGGGAGAAAGGGGTTGTCGTCGATGGTGGAGGTCTGGCAGAAGATGTCCACCTCGGGGTCATCGATGAACTTTTTGAGAAAATGCTCCTGACTGTCCGGGTTAGCTGTGCCGTCGAAGTGGGAATGAGGACAGCGCAGGCGGGTCTTGAGCATCTGGAACACGTCTTCATCCCAGGTGGTCATCTCATCGCCGTAACCGTACTCGATGGTCATGCCCTGAATACGGGCAACGTGTTTTTTGCTGTCCGCGCCCAGAATGTGGACCCGGCGGCCAAACAGCCGGGCAGTGTTGTCGCTGCTGATGGTTCCCACAAGGGCCTCGCCCCAGATCTCTCGCATGGGGTCCAAAACGTTCCGGCTGATGGTGCCCTGTGTGTTGCCCAGCATTACCGCTGCGCCCTCACCCCGCAGAGCCAGAAGGCGCTGGGGAATGACCACGGCATAGTCCAGCCAGCTCTTGCCGGAACCGGTAGCCCCAACTTTCAGGTTCCACCGGTGTGAACAGGAAGCAAGATATTCTTTCTGCTTAGTCGATAACACTGTCTACTCCTCCTAGGATCTTGCGGGCCTCGGCCAGCTGATCAGAGGCATCGCCGGACACGCCGTTGAACATTCCCAGATGCCGCCCCAACAGATCCAAGGCTTTCAGCTTGTCGGCCAGCTTGACCTCCTGCTCCAGACCGTCCTCTCCGAAGGTCTTGACCTTGACCGACTGCACAGCAGCCAGATCGTCCGGTGCGGCATCGCTTTTCAGGGAAGCCGTCCTAGCATCGATGAGGTCGCCCGCGTTGACGAACGCCACCTTGGCCAGCTCTCGCACCACCCGGTCAGCGGACACGCCGGTGCGGCGGCTCTGCTCGGCCTGAAGCTGTGCGATGCGGTTCTGGATACTAACATTCGCTAACAGCCGTGCCGCCTGCTCGTTGGCCGTCTTTGGGGAGTATCCGGCACGGATGGCCGCCTGGGTCGCGTTCAGGTCGATCATATATTCTTCACAGAACCGCGCCTGCTTGTCGGTCATCCTCACCACCTCTCTCGTTGTCAGGGTACAAAAAAGCCGCCCCTCAGGACGGCAGAAAATAGCATGAAAAATCCCTGCATGTTTCCATGCAGGGCAATTGACGCACATCCAGCGGGAAAATACCTGAAACCCGCCTATGGATTCCGGTGCCTCCGGCGTATGTGGGGAGGTCAGAGGGCGGGCAAGGAGATCCCGCCACCCACCACATGAGCTTCCGGTGGGGAGTATGTAGCCCCATGCGTCAGGCTGTGCCGCCTACGGGGTCGGCGGCGAATTGGAACCACCCTTGGAATCGAACCTTCCACGACTACACTCGTGAACGCGCACCACATTGCGCTCAGGCGGCATAATAGAAGCAGCTCGCAGAACGTGA